AAAACCGAGGCGGCCAAGCATGTCCACCACTGTATGGAAAACAGAAGTGGGCACAACGAGGTCGTCCCCGAAAACACCCCAGTTCCTCTCTTTATGGGAGAAGATGCCGCGGTGTTTCAGGACACTGACAACAAGAGAGGTGAACACGAGAGTCATCAGCGGGAACGTTGAACCGTTACCCATCGTTGAAATCATGTTCAGCCTCACGACCTCCCCAGAGGGGAGCTTGACATTCGGAGACCGAAACAGCTTGAACCAAGCCAAAAATTGGCGAGGAAAGAGCTGCTCAAGAAGCTGAATGCCAAGCGAATCGGAGGCACTCGAAAGGTCGATCGTAGCGAAAGACCCATCAAGTGAACCGATTCGGGCGAGCTCGCGGTTGTGGTCTTGCTCTGTCGAACTGGATCCGCTAATGCGGAGCCCGTAGCGCCTGAGCAAACCGTTCTCAACAATCCGCCCAAGACCTAACTGAAAGAACATATTCAGGGAGGGCTCGACGCAGATAACGCGGGCTGTCTTGTCGTTCTTTGGGACGAAGGACATTTTGTTCGCAGTGACGTACTCGATACCCAGACCAGAGCGTGCGGCTTCGGCCTCACGCCAAACTGGAAAGTGGTTCAAGTACGATCTGTACATGTCGTACAGAGTGGGTGTCGTCGCCGTAAGCTTCGAGCCAAAGAGCTTCGAATAGAAGTCAGTTGCTCGTGAACCAAGGTTCACACCAGGCCCGAGAGAGCCGTGGTGAGCAATAAGGGACGAATCTAGCATAGGTAGAGACTCGTAGAAAGAACGAATCTCATCTCGCATCATACCGAAAATCTCGGCGTGGTGCTCGAATGCTAGACTGCCGTCGTAACGCGATGTAGCCATGCGGTCGTTGACCGACATGAACTTACGTAGCGCGACATCGTTGACGCCATCTGTTGGGAGGTTGTCCTGGAATTTCCGGAACAGTTCCCCACAAAGGTGGTGCGCAGCGAAGACGACAGCACTATCGGGATCCCCGTGGTAAGGGTCCCGCAGGAGGATGCTTTTCAAATCCTCCCTCACTGCGTCAGAAAGAGCACGAGGGTTGAAGCCCATAACAAAACTCCTCTAAGGCTTGAAGGCCAAGTCAGAAACCACCAGCAAAAAAACGGATGAGGCAAAGGAAGACGGAAGCCTAACCGTCGACCGGGTGCCTCGTGGCCGTGATGATGTTGATGGTTTCCCTGATCCACTCGCCGACGCCCTCGGAGACATACCACATTCCGGAGACGAAGGTGAGGATCAGGACGGAAGCGACAGCGATGCGTTTATAACGCATCACAGCACACCGTTGATGAGGGTGTCGCCGGCGCCGGCGGAAAGCTGGCTGAGCGCACCCACCAGGAGCGAGACCATGGCCCGAAGTTGGGCTGGGTCCTGCGTGTCGGCGCCGCACGGAATTTCGAAACGAACCCGTGCGAGCGCAACCTGGTTGGCCTGTCCGGTGAGCGGGCTGACGCCCGCGCGGACGAGGAGCGTGTGCACGTTGCGTTCGATCGGCGTCACGACACCGGCGATGTTTGCAGCCGGGAGGGTCTTGAGGACCCGCGGCGGCAACCAGCCGACAGTGAAGGGACGGGCGATCGAGTGAGACGTGACACCCGCCTGGGTACCTCCCAGGGCGGTGACTGCGTATTGCTTCCCACCACTGCCCGCAGGCGGCGTATCAGCCGTCAGCGTGTAGGTGGGGGAAGTGAAACCAGTCTGGGCACCCCCGGTGACAGGGGAAGACAAGGCGATCGTCATAACGATTCCTCTTTGGATGGTGAATGGATGAGGGTTAAAGCCCTTACCTACCACTGCCCCTTGCGGAGCGAATGGCGAACGAGTTGGCTTCCTGTGCGCGACGTATCAGCTTTGGAACAAGAAGAGCTGCTACGTTTACCCACCTGAGATCCTGGGCAGAAGGAGCACCCGGGATCTGGAAGGCGAAGTCAGGAACGCGGAGAGACCCCACGACAGATCGGGATATAGTTTTTTCGTAGCGTTCGAAATAGCCAGCCCTCAGGACTGATCCTTGGAAGATCAGAGATGAGGAGATGTACTGTTCCGAAACGTCACGAACCCCGATACGCTTACCTTCGCGAATGACGGCCTCGGTCCTTTGGAGACCAACGCCGAAAACGCTCCGGTAAGACCAGCCGCGAATGACGTCCCCAGTGTTGGTTGCGTAATCCACCAACCAACTATACGGCAGGAGTTCCCAAGCTGTAGGAATTGCTTCCTCCAGATTGAGACCGTAACGAGCAAGTGCGGGACCGGTTCCAGTGGAGACGGTAGCGCCACGGTATTTGACCGTGGCGGATGCCTTCTCCTTGTAACCAGCGACGTACTTGCGGTTAGCGCCACCGTAAAGGGAGACGGGTCCTGTATACGCCTCTTCGGAAAAGCCAGAGCCTTTGCAGATGACGTACTCCTTTTCGAAGGAGGGCGCCTTCTTGTTAAAGGCAGTGGCGATGTCGTCGAGGTCGCGAAGTAAAGGCAAGAGTGCGAAACGCCATTCAAGCCAATAATTCGAGGACCAGCGAAGGAAGTCGTTCAACCGGTAACCACGTCGCCTTTTAATCCATCGGCGAACGGCCCGGGGGTAATTGCGGAGCGGGCGGATGAGCGCATTAAAACCTCGTCTCCTGACGGAGTTGAGGAATGAAAGCGTATCACCTAGCTCGCCCACAATCGGCCCAACTTTTATGTCCGACATTGCGTCGTCATAAGCGTTGAGAACGGCTGCCACAGCTGCAGAGTCAGCTCGAGAAACGATGCTCGCGGCACTCACCTTCCACGAAAAGTCAAAGCCAGCGGTTTCTCCACGAGCCCAGTAAGTAACAGGCTGGGAATCGGGAAGCTTACCTTTGACTGTAACTGCGTGGTAAGAGGGGTTCACACGGTAGTATCGGAGGACAGCGTACAGTTCACCCGTAAGAACGGGGGAAGACTGCAACATCTGCTTCCAATTCTTTCCGTGAGATTCCGAGAGGATGGAATTATTTCCATCGAGGTAAAGATGCGAAGATGGGCCAGCGCCACCCAAAGAATTCCCTTGTTGGGATTCGATGTGGCAGCGCGAAACCCATGAGCGCGTCTTCCAAGGCATCGTTTTTGCTCCTCGTTCAAAAGCAACAACCAGGGACAAGGACTAAGAGTCCCTGGTAGAGAGGACACTACGGAAGTAGTGACCGGCCGATATAGGCCTGCGCTTGCGCGCGCGGACGCGTGCACGAAAGGAATCGTGCAC